TACGCCAGTCACCTGATGTAGCATCATATGCAAGAACATCGCCGTCACTAGGGATTGCACTATCTGCATTAACATCTGCTAAGTCGTTTATACTTGATTGACTTAGATCAGCTAAACCGCCGCCTCCGCCGCCGAGCGCATCAACTGCATTACCGCCTACAGTAATGCCATCGCCGATGTAAAGTTTCTTCGTATCTGTTGTGTATATTAATTCGCCTTCTAAAGGCGTAATTAGTAAGCGTTCTGCATCTGTGCCGCGTCTTAGACGTAATGCCATTCTAATAACTCCTGGAACTATTTGTTACTAGTATTTATGCCTTTTGTCATAATAAACTATCTTCTTTTCTTAAGAAAACTCTTAGTACGACTCTGAATATCAAGTTTAACTTTCTCAGTATCTAATTTAAAATCTACACCATCGATCACATCTTCATATTCTTCAAATAGATCTTCGAGAGAATCTTCTAGTGCTCTAGAGCCTTCTTCGCTTCTAGTATGACGCCTGTCTATATCTATTTCCCAGATTTTTCCGTCTGTAAAATGTATATTAATTGATTTTATATACTCTATCGGAACTGCTTTTATTTCAATATCTTTAAAAATTTCTGGCCAATGATCGATTATGTCTTGAGAAAGTTTTTTCTTTTTCTTAGGCACTCTCTTCAGTCTTCTTTTTTCTTTTAGTAGGAACAAGTTCTTCTGCTTGTTCACGCAGTCTTTTAGCTTCTTTAAATAAGCTGTCAGCCTGTGATCTATATTGTGCCGCTAGTTCTTCGTCTGTAATAATCGACTCTTCAGCGGCTGTTACTTCCTGTACAGGTTCTTCAACAGGAGTATCTTGTTTTGCAGGCTGAGATGAAGGCTTAATTGCTAGATCTTCGACAGTAACACCTCGTTGTTGTGCTACCATTTCGTTAAGCTCTTTTAAATTAATTGAAGTATTCCTATTAGGTGTCAATTCGATTGTATCACTAGGTGCTTTGTTAAATCTACCTGTGGTATGGAATGCTGCTAACATAATACGTCCGTCCGGAAGACGAGTTCTTGCCATTGCTTCTGCAAGTTCATATGAATTTTGCCCAGCATCAGATTCGACAAGTTTCATTAGTGTATCATGTTCTTCTGCCATTAAACTTTCTGTAGGTACTACTAAACAGTGATCGCTATCACCTGGAATTACACGATAAGCTACTACTACCTTACGCTTATTTGAGATATATCTACCTACATGTTTTAAATTACTCATAATTGGCTCCTTATTGTCCGTTGCCTTGTTTTGCAACTGCTGCCAAAAATAATTCTAATTTATTATATACTTGACCAACAGTCATCATTTCGTTTGGCTTAAATGCACCTCTTTGACTTGCTACGTCTATAATAGATTTTAGGGCATTAAGATCTGTCACTGTTAAATCTGCTGATTCTTGCTGTGGCGCTGGTGCTGTTTGCGGTGCTTGTGTAGGCATTCCGTCAAGTGCTGCATTTGCATCTGCAGAAGAAACAGGGGTATCTGTCTTTGTATCGCTCATACTTAAATATCTCCTTGTGTAATATATATGCGCATATTATTTATTTGTACTTCAAATATGGACAAGCCAACATGAAATAACTCATTTCTTTTGACTCTTCGAAACCTATCTTAATTAGGTTTCCTTGTATTTTATTATCTATAAGGTCTACAGTGCGGCCTATATAGTATCTACCTTTTAAATTTGACTCAATCCATCTTTCTATACTTTCTTGTATATTGTAAGTAAACGGAATATTAATAAAGTCGAAGTAAGGTGGAAACTGGTCCACCTTACGCAAGTTAAAAATATTCAGTGGATTGGGCTCTTTTAGCTTCACGCAGCTTCCTCATAGTGGGCAGTTGTGCCAAACGGTGCTTGTAGATTTTTATCATGGTGTGAGTGAATAACAAACACTGTGTCACAGTAGTCATCTTCTCCCCAGCTATCCCAAGCATAGCCGTCTGTAAACATTAGAAACTTCTTAGGCTGAATATCGTTCTCACGCATGTAACGCCAGTTCACCATAAAGTCAGTACCGCCACCTCCGTGGATCTCATACTCAGTAAGATCTCTGCCATCATCGGCTGTAAAGTCATCTTCATTGTAAACTTCTGTGTCAAAGCACCATATTTTTATATTATAGTCTTTATATTCATCCATAATGCCTTTGACTTCACCTAAAAAGTCAGCAGCCTGCGCATTACCAATTGAACCGCTCATGTCTAGCGCAATACAGATATCAATAGTCTCTGCAAAGTTCATACCTGGTAGTACAGCACCAGTGTGCCAGCCTTTGCGGTTAGGGCGGCTAAATGTATAATCGCTTTTAATAGTACTTTGTATCTGCTGACGTAGTAATTCACGCCAGTTCATTTTAGGCTCTGTAAGCTCTTTGATCATACGCTGGACACCTGCAGGAGTGTTGCCAGCGCCTGCTGCCTGCGCCGCATTGATCATAGACTCTTTAATTTCGTCTTTGATCTTTTTAATTTCTTCTTTAGAATACTTTGGACGGCTTTTACTTACATTATTGCCTTTTCCGTCTTGTCCTTCTTCACCTTCTTCACTGCCACCGTCACCGTCATCATCAAGATGCTCGTCTAGCATTTCACCTAGTTGCTCTAAAAACTCTTGACCGTTCTTTTCTGCTTCTTTGAACAGTTCGTCATATACTTCTTCACTGGTCCAACCTTCGTATTTAAAGTCTTGAAAACAGTCTACAATGCTTGGAGTCGTACCAATACGATCACGTACTAGTGTATTGTTAACAATGTAATCAGCAGCAATGTTATACAGCATAGGATTACGATAGTCTCTACGACCTAAGTGATCAAAAACCATATGTAGAATTTCATGTGCTACAACAAATTCAATTTCTTTATTATTCATTGCATTAAAGAACTGAGTGTTGAAATAAAGATTGCGACCATCTACGGCGGCAGTTGGCAACCAATCATCTGCCGCTAAAATCCGTAAACGAGTTGCCATATTACCAAAGAAAGGGTGACGAAGTAGTAGTCCTACACGAGCAACAACTATGCGGTCGAACACTTCTTCACGCATAATTTCTAATTGTTCTTCGGTAATATCTGGATCAGGCTGCCAGTTTTTAAGTTTGCTAGAAGTATCTTTTGGAGTTGCCATTTGCTTATCCTCTATGTCAATACTTATGCTTGTTGAGCGGCTTTAATGTAGTGCCCATAACGATCGTGGAATTCATCAAAGCACTCCACTTCGTCTGGATCAATGGGCAATGAATACTGTGTTAGTGCGAGCTTAATGCCCATAACAACTAGTTCAGTATCAAAGTTATCCATCGAAAAGCGTAGGAAGTTGTTTACTTTGTCATCGAACTTCTTGTCGCCTGCATCACAAGCTTCTTTGAGTTCATAGCACAGTGAAACAGTCAAGGAATACATTGCACTGATTTCTTTAGTTTTCAGCTCTTTTACTTTGCCTACAAGAATATCAGTCGGGTTTGGCATACTTGATGCAACTTTGCGGTGTGCCATAAACTTAACAGCAAGTCCTTCACCTACTGAACCTGATACAAGATCAGTAGTTGTGTTTTCGTCAAGCTCGTCTTCGAGCATTTCAGATACAAACGACCAAGAACGAGGCGTTGCAAAAGAACGGCTTGGACTCTTAGGATCAAAGTCGTATAAATCTTTTTTGCTAAAAGTAAGGAAACCAACAACGTCTTTGTGAATGTTGTTATCAACTGCCCACTGGAACCAGTCATCAAATGATACTGCCATTTCTAAGTGAACAAAACGGTTTGCCAACGGAGCCGGCATACGGTAAGTGACGCCTTTGTCTGCTTCACGGTTACCAGCGGCGACAATCATAACATTGTCTGGCAGTTTGTATTGTCCTACACGGCGATTTAGAATCAACTGATATGCTGCCGCTTGCACAGCAGGTGCAGCTGAGTTCATCTCGTCTAAAAACAGTACAATATTATCATACTGTGCTGCAAAGTCTGCGTCTGGCAGTTCGCTAGGAGCACCCCAAACCATTGTACCTGAGTTGCTGTCAAAGTATGGAATACCTTTGATGTCTGTAGGTTCCCAAAGCGACAGTCGAATGTCAATCAAATGTGAGTTAGGTAAGCTATCTGTAATTTGCTGCACAATATCGGATTTACCAATACCGGGAGGTCCCCAAAGAAAGATAGGACGTTTTTTCATAATAGCGTGTTTAATACTTGCTTTTGCGCTATTAGGAGTTACAGTACGTGTTGCTACATTTTCCATTTTAATTCCCTCTTTGGATTAACTGCTATACTATTAATATAACATCAATTAAGATAAAGTCAACCTTTTTTTACCAAAATTATTGTGAAACTACCCGGATTATGTTTTTGAGGATTTTTAATTTCTCTTATTCTAGCATGATTATGAGCCCACGTAGGTAGTTCTTGCATCATAGAACCTTGTCCTGTAATTACCGTCACTCTTCGGTAGTTGTTTAAATAAGCTTGTTCTATTGCTCGATTAAATTTACGCCAACCTTCGTGTATGTGACATCCGTGTAAATCAATTGTCATCTTTCTTTTGCCTTGTCATTGCTTTTGTTAAACCATATTTGCGTAAATCTCCACTAAAAAGAGTAAGTTCAACTGCTTTCTTTTCGTTCAATACAGTTATACTTCTATTAGTAAGATAATATGGGCAATCAATAAATTGATCTAAGAAAATAATAACCTGTGTAGTAAGAGGCATGTCTTTCGGATACGGAACATCATATGTAGCAAGACCTATTTCTTTAACCATTTCCATACCCTGTTCAGTAAGTCTTAATCCGCCTTCGCCTTTATTTCTAGTGTTTTGCCACCAGATAGGAAGATATTGTTTTACGTTAGTTTCACTACCTGCTTTTCCTAGCTGGTTTAAAAAAACTTTGGTATATGTCTCTTTCCAGTTCATTCATCTTCTACAACAAGTTTACCTGAGGTCAACATATATACATCAAAATCGTCGCAGTTATATAGTACATTTAATTTCTTTGCTAGATTATGAGCATGACCTGGATTACTAAAGCTAGTCTTTTTATATTTTGGACCAGGATAATTAGTTAAGGCGTTAGAACTTTTTAAATTAAAAGGCTTCCCTCTATAGAACACTGCCCATATTGCTTCTGCTTCTAAAACTTGCTCACACTTATAGGTTTTATTGTCTATATACTCTAGTAATACATTCGGCTTAGGGCGACTCATATGCGTAATCCTTTTAATTAACTACGCATATATTTATCTAATTATCTACGTAGTTTATTTAAAATCAGAGCCGCCGTCTAGTTGAATTTCGATTACTTCTTCAGTTTGAGCGTTTTCTTTTACTAATTTTTCTAAGTCGCCGTGTAGTCTACTCATAACTATACCAATAGTAAAGGCAAGATTTTTTGCTTGTCCGATATCTAGTTTGACTTCTCTTGCTCTACTATTTTCAGCTGCCTTTACCTGTTGTAAGAATTGCTGTAATGGAATAGTATTTAAAGGATCAATTGTTTGAGTTGACACGACTTAACTCCTGCTTCATTTCTAAATCAGTTTTAAATGGACCGTGTGTTTCATAACGTTCAACTGTAATCAGTTTAGGACAAAAACTTTTAACCCAACCTTTGTCAAATCGAATAATGTAATATCCAGCACAATAAAGACTTTTTGATTTTTCGCTTTTTGTAAATAGTGGAAGTTTGCGCTTTACATCATACAACGGGTTAAAAGGCGCAGTACTAGTAGAATATCCGTGTACTACTTTTTCAGGTAATAGATCTATGTGTTCTTTAATTTCAAATACAGTAGGTCCAATATTTCTTTCTAGCTGGCGTTTGTTATCAAAAAACTTGATACCATCTGAACTACTTAACATATACTTGTCATCATTTATAGATAGTGTTCCTACATTTACACCATCTTTTTCAATAATCCAAAATTTATCATTTAAAACTGTTTTTGCTTTGACTGTCATTTAATATACCTCGCTGATAGTGCTTTACTATAATGTTGTGCATTGTCTGCAATACGCTGCATATCCCACTTAGCACAAAACTTCATGAGCCTCATACCTACTTGACTAATGTCTTTTGATTCAACTTCTGCAATAGTGTTATTAATTATCTCTCTAATGTCGTCTGGTTGTGCAGTAAGATCACACAGTGTAACATTACGTGTGTAATCATCTAGCACACGATGCTCATCACCGTTATGATCTACCCAACGCTGTAGCATCATGTTATTCCAATTAAAGCCTTTTGTCTTTTTATCTTCAAATGCTTCAATTAGTCCGACTTTGTTCTTTGTGCCTTTCTTTCTAACACCTGGATAGGCGCTAAACACGTTGTCACTAGTGTCGCCACGCATACACTTTTCAAACAACATGAATTCAGGATCTGGAGCAGGTTTCGGTTCTCCTGTCTTCTTATCCAGGACGGGTTTGCCTTTGTCATCAAAATATCCTTCTAC